TTCCGAACAAGATTTATTAGGTAAGTTTTTAGAATATTGGGTGCAGAATACTCCAGATATTGTTACTGGGTGGAATGTATATTTGTATGATATTCCATACATCTGCCGTAGATTGGAGAGAGTACTTTCTGAGAAGCATATGCGTTCTCTTTCTCCTTGGAATTTGATTAACTACAGAGAGTTTACCATTCATGGTAGAAAGAATATTGCATATGATCTTGGTGGAGTTTCTTGTTTAGATTATCTTGACCTATATAAGAAGTTCACTTATAGTAATCAAGAGTCTTATAGACTTGATCATATTGCTTTTGTTGAACTTGGTCAGAAGAAATTAGACCACAGTGAGTATGAAAACTTCAAACAGTTCTATACTAATGATTGGCAGAAGTTTATTGATTATAACATTCTTGACGTTGAACTAGTTGATCGTCTAGAAGATAAGATGAGGTTAATTGAACTTTGTCTTACTATGGCATATGATGCCAAACAGAACTATGAAGATGTATATTCTCAGGTGAAGACTTGGGATAATATTATTTTCAACTATCTTAAGAAGGATCATATAGTTGTTCCTCCTAAGATCTCACATAAAAAAGATACCGCTTACGCAGGGGCTTATGTCAAGGAACCGAAAACAGGACGCTATGATTGGGTTGTCAATTTTGACCTCAATAGCTTGTATCCTCATCTTATTATGCAGTACAATATCTCGCCAGAAACCCTCAGGCAGACTCGACATCCCAGTGCGAGCGTTGAGGGGATCTTAAATGAGAGTATAAAGGTAGATACACCTTATGCTGTATGTGCTAATGGTGCTCAATACACCAGAGAATTTCAGGGATTTCTTCCTAAGTTAATGGAGAAGATGTATAATGATAGAGTCATCTTTAAGAAGAAGATGATTGAGGCGAAGAAACAATATGAGAAGACACCATCACTTGCTCTTACAAAAGAGATTTCTAGGTGTAATAATATTCAGATGGCTAAAAAGATATCTCTTAATAGTGCTTATGGTGCTATTGGTAATGAGTACTTTAGATACTTTAGGATAGCCAATGCAGAAGCGATTACCTTATCTGGACAAGTATCTATCCGTTGGATAGAGAATAAGATGAATGCTTATGTGAATAAAATTTTGAAAACTGAGGGAGAAGATTATGTTATTGCTTCAGATACTGATTCCATTTATCTTAATATGGGGCCTTTTGTTGACGCTGTATACGAGGGGCGAGAGAAAACTAATGAGAGCGTTGTTGGGTTCCTTGACAAGGTGTGTCAAGTTAAACTTGAACCTTTTATTGAAGGTGCTTACCAAGAACTGGCCAGGAATGTCAACGCCTATTCCCAAAAGATGATAATGAAAAGGGAGAACATTGCCGATAGAGGTATATGGACTGCCAAGAAAAGATATATTTTAAACGTATGGGATAGTGAGGGTGTCAGATATGAGAAACCCAAACTAAAGATTATGGGATTGGAGACTGCTCGTTCCTCAACTCCAGCTTTCTTTAGAGATAAGTTAAAGAAAGCTTTTACAATTATAATTAATGATACGAATGATGATCTAATTAATTTTATTGATGAAGTTCGTAAGGAGACTAAGGAACAAGAGATAGAGAATATATCATTCCCTAGAGGATGTAATAATTTAGATAAGTATAGAAGTTCTGCTGATTTGTATAAGAAGGGAACTCCGATTCAGGTTAGAGGTGCTCTTCTATATAATCATTACATAAAGAAGAAGAAATTACAGAACAAGTATCCACTCATTCAGGAAGGTGAGAAGATTAAGTTTGTGTATCTCCAGAAACCTAATCCTATCAATGAAGATATCATTGCATATTTTCAGACACTTCCTACTGAACTTAATCTGAATAAGTATATAGATTATGATACTCAGTTTGAAAAGAGTTTCACTGCTCCTTTAAAGAATGTCTTAGAGACAATAGGATGGCAGGTTGAGAAGCGTGGATCGCTTGAATCTTTCTTTGTTTAATGGTACAATAGTAAAAAGGAATTGAATTATGAGTTTTCTTAAAAATGTAATTAAGGAGTTGGACAATGAATTTGCGTCAGTTGCAGATGATGGTATCTCATCAGGGGATTGTGATACCTTTGTGGATACTGGCAGTTTCATCTTTAATGCCCTCGTTAGTGGTAGCATCTATGGTGGTCTTCCATCCAATAAAATCACAGCCCTCGCTGGGGAGTCAAGCACTGGTAAGACTTTCTTTGCCTTATCAATCGTCAAGAATTTTCTACAGTCAAATCCAGCCGCACAAGTAATATATTTTGAAACTGAATCTGCTATTACTAAGAACATGCTTAGTACACGTGGTATTGATATTACAAGGTTAGGGTTGGTTCCTGTTACTACAGTACAAGAGTTTAGGACACAGGCGATTAAAGTTGTAGATGAATATACCAAACTACCATTAGCAGATCGACCACCATTGATGTTTGTATTAGATTCATTGGGTATGCTTTCTACTACTAAGGAAGTTGAAGATGCATCTGCTGGTAAAGAGACACGTGATATGACTCGTGCTCAAATTGTTAAGTCCATATTCAGAATACTTTCTCTTAAATTGGGTCGTGCAAATATACCTTTAATTGTTACAAATCATACATATGATGTAGTGGGCGCTTATATGCCTACTAAAGAGATGGGTGGTGGAAGTGGATTGAAGTATGCTGCATCTACTATAATATACCTGTCAAAATCTAAAGAGAAAGATGGTAAAGATGTTATTGGTAATATCATTAAGTGTAAAGCATTTAAATCCAGATTCACTAAAGAGAATTCTATAGTAGCTACTAGGTTATTCTACGATGAAAGAGGACTGGACTCCTATTACGGACTCCTCGAACTGGGAGAAAAATATGGAGTCTTTACAAAAGCTGGAAACAGATACCAGATTGGAGAGGCGAAAGTTTATGCTAAGAGTGTGCTCGAAGATCCTCAAAAGTATTTTACGCCAGAAGTGATGCAAGCACTTGACGAATGTGCAAAAAGCGAGTATAGTTATGGCTCATTCGATGGTGGTGCTTGATGATTGATAGGATTGAGAATAAGATCCTTTCTAATCTTATCTTTGTTGAAGATTATATGAGGAAGGTACTTCCTTTTATTAAGGATGTTTATTTTGATAATGCATCAGAGAAAACAATCTTCCAAGAGATCTTAGAATTTATTAATCAGTATGATGGCCTTCCATCTAAATCTGTTCTTACTATTGAAGTGGAGAATAGAAAAGATCTCTCTGAAGATATGTTCAAAGAGTGTGTTACTATCATTAATAGTTTTAATGATGAGAAAGTAGATCAAACTTGGTTAGTTGATAGTACAGAGAAGTGGTGTAAGGAGAGAGCTGTATATCTTGCATTAATGGAGTCAGTTAAGATTGCTGACGGTAAAGATGAGAAACAGAATAGAGATGCTATACCTAGTATATTGTCAGAAGCATTATCAGTTTCATTTGATGATCATATAGGACACGATTATTTTGCTGATGCTCAGTCTAGATATGAGTTCTATCATCTAAAAGAAGATAAGATTAAATTTGATCTTGATATGTTTAACAAGATTACTAAGGGTGGATTACCACGTAAGACATTAAACATTGCTCTTGCTGGTACTGGTGTTGGTAAATCTTTATTCATGTGTCATCAAGCTGCTTCTTGTTTGATGGAAGGTAAGAATGTTTTGTATATTACATTAGAGATGGCGGAAGAAAGAATTGCAGAACGTATAGATGCAAATCTTTTTAATGTTGATATTAAATCTATCATAGAACTTCCTAAACCAATGTATGATACAAAGGTTGAGAAGATAACAAAGAAGACTCATGGACAATTAATCATTAAAGAGTATCCAACTGCAGCTGCACATGCTGGACACTTTAGAGCATTGTTAAATGAGTTACATCTTAAGAAGAGTTTTACTCCAGATATCATCTTTATTGATTATCTAAATATTTGTTCATCTAGTCGTTACAAGGGTACAATTGTTAATTCATACACGTTCGTTAAGGCGATTGCAGAGGAGCTTCGGGGGTTGGCTGTCGAAAGTAATCTACCGATTGTCAGTGCTACTCAAACTACTCGTTCTGGTTTTGGTTCTACTGACGTTGACATCACTGACACTTCAGAATCCTTTGGACTCCCTGCTACTGCTGATTTTATGTTCGCTCTCATATCTACTGAGGAGTTGGAAGGATTGAATCAGATCATGGTTAAACAGTTAAAGAATCGATATAATGATCCTACAATGTTTAAAAGATTTGTTGTGGGTATTGACAGAGCTAAGATGAAGTTGTATAATGTAGAGGATAGTGCTCAGAAAAACATCGTTGATTCAGGTCAAGGTGATGCTGAGGTTTCGGAAAAACCAACAAGAAGTTTTGCAGGATTTAAAGTATGAAATTAAGAGAACCAAGTGTTAATTATGATGAGTATTTAAAATTTGTTTCTGGTGTTACCAGTAAAGAATCTAGTGACTATGATGCTTTCATAGCAAGGTTCGCTGAACTTAAAGATCAGGTAGATCTAAATAGGCTATTAACTGCTGCCATTGGTGTGGGTGCTGAAGGTGGTGAGTTTGCTGAAATAGTTAAGAAGATTACTTTCCAAGGTAAACCATATGATGATGCTTCTCGTGAGCATATGATAGTAGAACTTGGGGATGTAATGTGGTATATAGCCCAAGCATGTTTATCTTTAGGAGTCTCGATTGATGATCTCGTTATCCGCAATGTTAAAAAACTCGAAGCGCGCTATCCAGAAGGTGCGTTTGAAGTCGTCAGATCAGAAAACAGAAGGGCCGGCGATATCTGATTCTCAGATGGTAAAGGCTTTAGGTGAGACATTGCTTGGCATGTCTATACATCCTAAAGCACTTTTAAAATCTATTACAAAGAAGGATAAATAAAAAGAGAGAGTATTCTTTATTTACAATGGCTCCCAAGATTGGTAATAAAACAAATTTAGCTGTGACTGGTGACGACACTCATAAGTGTTTGCTTCTAATCATGGCTATTCTTGTTGGGAGGGATTATAATTATTTTGCTGGTGGGTTTGATGTAATAGGTACTAATGATTCAAATAGATCAAAGATTAAAGTAACAATGTCTGTAATTGTTCCTGAAGGACAATTAGAAACAGCAGCAAAGAAAATTAAATCTTCAATGAATGCTGATGGTTATGATGTTGATTTTGGTGATGGGTATAAATGGGTGAATGTTTATTTGGGTGATATGGAGAAGACTAAGACTAGAATTAAAATCCAAATAAAAGTAGAGAAAGTTAAGAAAGAATTTGACAAGCCTTCTGGAGTAAATAAAGGTTCTGGTGGTGGTAGTGCTAATACTGCTATTGTAGAATCAGCACAATGTTTATATTGTGATTTAGCTTTTAATGTATATGGTAGTAAAATTGATGAGGACTCTTTAATAAGTAAAGATCATCT